GCACGGCCTTGCCGGTATCGACTTGGCATTCATCAGCGCTAGAGCGCCATTCCAGCGTGGCGCCCTCGGCCACCAGGTCGACATTCAGAATGCGGTGCAGGCATTCGCCCATGCCGTCCTTGTCGATGGCCACCAGGCGCTGCTCGTCCCAGGTGGTCACCTCATAGTCAAAAGCCTGCGCCTCCAGATCCTGCCCTTCGGTGTGGAACAGCAGCGAGGCATAAGCCTCCATGCAGGTTTGCCGCTCACGGCTGCAGATAATCTCCACGCCGTTGGTGCTGCCGTAGGCATCGCCTTCGGTAGCACGCCAACCGCCCCAGATAACAAGACTGTCACCCTGGGCAATGCGCAGCGGGGGAATGGTGGCAGCGCGCTCCAACGGCGCGGGGCCGACGAACCAGATGGCCGCGTAAGCGGCTACCAGGGCGGAAGCTAGGGCAATAAATAGGTAACGCAGAGAAGCATGCATAGCCGAGTTCCTTTCGCTATGGGATGTGTCCTTTCACAACATCCTAGCACCAACTCTAAAGTGAGGAGCAGACAGGACTAAATTTGGCATTCCTCGGTTGACCTGGTAACGTGGCGGCCAGTCAATAGAGAGCAGTTCAGCTATGGAACGCATCAAGGTTTTCGACATGTTTTGCGGCGGCGGCGGCAGCAGTCTGGGGGCGCGGTTAGCGGGCGCTGAGGTGGTTGGCGGTGTCGACATGTGGCCTATAGCCACCAAGGCCTTTGGTCTCAACTTCCCTCGCGCAAAGGTGTTTACTGGAGATTTAAGGCTGATCGAGCCGTCCGATGTCGTAAAGCAAACAGGCCCTATCGATCTTTTACTGTCCTCCCCCGAGTGCACACATCACACCTGTGCCAGAGGGAGCAAGCCGCGCTCTGAGGAAAGCAAAGAAACAGCCCTACAGGTTATACGCTATGCCAAGGTGATGAAGCCTCGCTGGGTTGTGCTTGAAAACGTCACCCATATGAAACCCTGGGAACGCTACCCCGAGCTGAAAGCAGAGCTCGAAGCTCTTGGGTATCACTTGCATGAGCAAATTTTGGACTCTGCTGAGTTTGGAGTTCCGCAGCGTCGCAAGCGGTTATTCTTGATTGCAGACATGCTTGCCGAGCCCACAGCTATTGTGGGTAGCGGAGAAAGGGAGATCACGGCTAGGGAGATTCTCGATCCTGACGGAACGTGGCCCATGACTCCACTCCGTAAGCCCGGCCGAGCTCAAGAGACATTAGCACGGGCAGATCGCGGAATAGCCGCCTTCGGAGAGAACGAAGCGTTCCTATTGGTGTACTACGGAAATGACGGTGCAGGCGGCTATCAATCGCTAGACGTGCCCCTGAGAACTATCACTACCGTAGATCGATTTGCACTCGTTGTACCGACCGAAACCGGTCATATGATGCGGATGCTACAACCGATTGAGCTCCGCCGAGCGATGGGCTTTCCTGAGAATTACGTGTTCCCCGAGGTCAATAAGAGAAACCGCATTCGTTTACTTGGCAATGCGGTTTGCTCACCAGTGATGGCAGCCATTGTCAGAGGTTTGACTACCAACCCTATTCAGGAAAAAACCTCATTACACCAGGGCGCCGCGCATGAGTCGTGTAGTGATGACTCAACTCCTCAAGAGTTGCCCGCCGCAGTCTTAGCTTAGGCTGAACGTGCAACAGGTCTTTAACAGGCTTTGCAAAAAACCTGTTGCACGAAACCAGCAGACGGTAATCCTTGACACCATCTCCAAAATCTAATGAAAGCACTCCCACATCAAAAATTGATAGATTGGAATACTTCGCTTGTTTTTTCGAAAAATAACGAGCCCTGTCCACATTGGCGACAGGAATAAAAACGCCTAACAAGTATCTGTAGCTATAGACTTTGCCCTGCACGTCGTCACATTCGGGAGTAAGCGTCACAACACACGGAGTTAAGGAGTTGAGAAGCTCACCTTCTTTCTCATAGTCCACAGACATTAGGAACTCACGACCTAACACCTCATTGCAACTAGCTCCCCACAGATCAGGGCATGCCTCATCCCAACCTGCCCTGTCAACTATTGAAACCATCCCCCGAGCCGACGGTAAAAACACCGCAGGATTACTCAATACAGATACAAGATAATGGGTATTTAAACTAGACTTCGAAACTCCGTTCGGCGCATTTCCGAACTGTTCCGCAAGCAAAGCATTCAACCCTGCGACATATTCAGCGGACACATCGAGCCTATCTTCTAAAACTGGCAACAATGCGGCGTCCATAGCTGCAACAGGAGCAGCTTGTGCCTGAGCAAGCCCTACAGCTTCAGTAGACAAGTACGCCAATAGCTTATGCCAACGACCTAAAGATTCGCCGTTTTCAGGAAGCCTCGCAAGCTCAAATAGCCTGTGAGTAGATCGCACCGCTGCTTGGAAAACTCGCTCCTCCCAAGAAATAGAAAGCAAAAGAGCTCCGCAGCTTAGAATCGCTGTATTTATTTCTTCAACTAATTCAGGGAGTCGCTCTGGTGCATCTTCAAGAGCTAGCACCAATGTCTTATCAATACATCCGTACCCAACTGGCAGCGTAAGACCAAAAGCCTCTGCCCGTGCAACGATTTCGCCGTAAACCTTCTCAGCATCCTCTGGATATTTCGTCCAAAAAATTATGGCATACGGACCATCGCAAACAATGCTCTTCAGGCTCGACATAATTGCCAAGGTTTGTTGAGCCATATTATTCATGCCACCGTCAACCAAATGTATGTCAGAAAAAATCACCCTGACACCATTAAAAGGCTGTGGAGGCATAGGCCTTATCGCTCCCAGGTCATACAGAAAAGGCATAACCCAATACCCAGCAGAAACCAAGGCCGAATATATTTTATCTAGATGCTCTTGTTCATTATCAATAGCAGCAACACGTACAAACTGAGGGATCATTTTTCTTCCTTGAATTGAAATATAATTGCAGCGCCGTCGTATGCTTCAGGAACCTGGAAGTCATCTCTAATCTCATCAGCCGAGCACAGAACCAAACTGCCATCGATTGACTCCATTACCATCCGAGAATAATAAAGACCTAGCCCCATGCCCTCTGCCCTATTTGATACAAAGGGAGTGCCCAATTGATCTAACGGCAATTCAAAACCGGGGCCATTGTCAATAATCGCAAGAGAGCCACTGCGCTTATCGCTGTCCCACTGTGTCATGAGAAGGACAGCACCCTGCTTGCCCTCCTTTTGCGCCTGATAACGCGACCAATAAATAGCGTTATCAATGATATTATTTATTGCGCCCATCAACAGGTTGAGAGGCCCGCTAACCGGAAATGAGACACCGCCATCAGACAGGTGATTAGACAGGACAAGATCATGGCGCTTGAATCGCCCAGAGTTCATATCCAGAGCCCTTGCAACAAGCTCTCTAATAGTCGTCTTGCGCGCACGCTCTTTGTTTAGAAGAGGTTTAAATGTATCCAGCAGCTTTCTCAAGTGTACAATTGTCTGCTGAAGAGTAGCCTTGCTGGTATTTCCTTCAAGCTGCCTAGTCAGAGTATCTACACCATGAACCATCTCATGGAAAGCCAAAGACAAGTTAAGACCAGCCATACCTGAGTTCAGCATAACAGTACGATAGCTATTCAACTGAGACTGCAAGGACTCAACAACCGGTTTAATTTCGGTTTCTAAGTTATTTTTCTTTGCAATCTCGCTAAGCGCGTCAAAAGCCTCTTCTACAGGGATGATTTTTGACTCACCCTTGATCGCCTTATCTATTTGTTTTCTGTGAGGCCCATGCAAACGCTCAAACTTATCAAAAACACTAAGGACGATTCTCTGCAAATTCCGATAAACATCACTTTCATCAAACCCCTCACGATTTGTTTTCTCTTTTAGGCCAGAGCTTTTTGCGAGATCAAGGTCGATGTAACCTAACAAGCTATCAGTACCTAACTTTCCCGCAGGCCTGTTAATTCTTCGAACGTTAAGCCCGAGCCAGTCGTCACCAGGCTCACCATAGTTAAAAACACGTACTTGATCTCGGTATACTCGCACACCTGACTGAGATCGAATCCAGTCAGTAATCAGCTTGGCTGAGCCACTCTCCTTGAGAATTTCAGTTCTGCGATGGTAGGCGTAGATTTTTCCTTTGATCGGCCCAATGCCAGCCAACATTGCAGGATCAAGAAAGATAGCAGGAGGCTTGCCATCATCGTCCTCATCGGACACCCTCACCAACTCCAGCTTGTCAGCTGTATTAGCGGCTTCATCATGCTTCAGGCCCTTATAGGCTGGGGGTTTGAATTTATAATCCCATGAAAAATTCCCTGCCTCAGAGACTGTGAAATCAAAACTCCAGATAGCCGCATTAAGCATGTCTTGAGCAGAAGGCAAATCTTCAATGTCCTCCTCCCTTCCTGGCAAATGCAACTCAACATCAAAAGATCCAATCTTGTTAATTGGATTGCTTAACGAAGTAATAAGACGATAAAGATCTCGCACCTCTCTCTTGCTCCACTCAGGCCTAGAGAGATCGGTAATCTTCAGAAGAGTGCCGCCCCCCTCCTTGAAAACCTTTGGGATTATATTTCTCTTTACCGAGATAGACAGACCTTGATCGAGATACTTACCCCCACCGATCAAGTCATCCCAGACAATTTTAAACTCTAGCTCTGCTGCTTTAGCTATTCGAGTTACAAGCTGAACAGAACCGCCTAGCTTTTGTATCGCAAGACGACCTACCCCTTTCTCACCCAAAGGTAGACGTTTGAACTTTTTCGAAGGAATCTTTCCCTTCATGCCCCGCTTGGAGTCTGTTCCGACCTCCAGCCATTTAGACTCGATATCGTCCATACTCATGCCACAGCCATTATCTTTGATAGAGATAAAAGGCTCATCGCATTCGAGATCTAGAGTGACATCAACTCGCTCAGCGTCTGCGTCGTATGAATTTTTTACCAATTCAAAAACGGCCAATCTATCGTGGCCAATTAGTTGATCACCTAAGAGTTTGAGCACATGGGACTGTACCCGCATTTTTAGATCAGCCAATCTGCTTCTCCTTTACATACGCTGACAAGCAGGCATGAATAAAGCTGTAGGAAGAATCGGGAAGCCCCGAAATCCTTTTCGAATTTAAGACTTGGTTTTTTCAACCATCGCGGCCAGTGCGGTAACCATCTTATGGGTGTACTGCCGGTCGCCCTCGGGCAACTGGCGGTAGTGCTCCAGCAAGCTGGCTTCATACGGGGCCAGGCTGGCGGCATCAGTCGAAATGCGCGACCCGGTCAGCACGTAATGCACGTCGACACCCATGTCCTGGACGGCCATCAGGTAGCGGATATCCGGCGAGCTGCTGCCCAGTTCATAGGCTTTTTGGGTGCCACGACTCACCCCGGCCGCAGTGCCGAAGTCAGTCTGATTCAGGCCTAGGCGGTCCCTTTCTTCGCGCAGGCGATCGCCTGTCCCTGATGCAATGAGCACTTTTTTGATCAATACCAGTTGACCTGACCATTTTTTTGGCCAAGAATCCTTGTCGTCGAACACGAATAAACACGGACGAACACTATGCACGGCCTTTTGACCCCCGAGCAAGCCCGCGCGGCGCTTGACCGCAAGGGCATTTCCATCGCCGAGTTCAGCCGAACCAATGGCTTGAACAAAAATTTGGTCAGCGACCTGCTCAACGGCCGTAAAAAAGGCAAGCGTGGCAAGGCGCATAAAGCCGCCGTCCTGCTCGGCATCAAGGAAGGCGAGGTCGCACAGTAGTGCGCCGCGTCAATGGGGGAAACGAGAAGATGAAGCGCCCGATTCTTGATAGCCGCCGCCGCGCAGTGCTGGCCGTGGTAGCCGCCTTCCCAGGGGGCCGCGAGTGCGCCGCCACCTGCCTGGGACTGGATCTCAAGCAGTTCGACAACAAGCTGTACGAGAACCCCGGCCACCGCCCGCTGACGGACGAACAGGTACTGCAACTGGAGAGGGTCGCAGGCACCACCTACCTGCCCGACTACCTCACCGGCCTCTACAACGGCGTGTTCGTTGCCATGCCCGAGCTGGCAGACACGGACAACATCGACCTGCTGGCCCGCGCCATGGGCACGGCGGTCAAGCGTGGCAAGGTCGACGCGATGATCCTCAAGGCACTGGAAGACGGGCAGATCGACGAAGCCGAGCTGGCCAGCATCATCACCGCCCACCGCCAGCACATCGCCGCGCGCCACGCCGAAGTGGGCGCCATCCTTGCCCTGCATCGTCGTCAGGGGGATGCCCAATGAGCAGTGTTCAGCCCTTCCCCATCCGGGAGCGAATTTCCTTGAGCGCCGTAGCCAGGTCATCCACGGCAAAGCGAATGTCCTCGGCGCTCACATACAGGTCAGGCGTTCGCCCTTCATCCAGCGGTGCCGCACTTTCGCGGCCCTTCATCACTTCCACCAGCTTGTTGTGCCGCTCTTGCAGCCGCCCAATCAGCCGTGCCACTTCCGACTTCGAGTGATTACCCATGCCAAACCTCTATCAAATCCATCGAGAAGAGTTGTCACGCATGCTGGATCACGCCCAGCAGCGGCTCGACACGCTACGGCAAGTGGTGGCCAACGCCAACGGCGAATCCACCGATTCGGACATCCGCATCGCCATTGACGATGCGCTCACACCGCTCAAGCTGGCCGAAGAAGTCATGGAGCCTCAGCCATGACAGCCCCAACCGGCGGCGGATACCGCGCCAACTGCCCCGCCTGTGGCAGCGCCATGCGCATCCGTGGCAGCAAGGATCAGACCCCCACCTTCAAAACCATGTACGGCCAATGCTCCAACGTGGCCTGCAGCGGCAGCTTTACCGGCTCGCTCACCTGGGACTACGCCCTGAGCCCGTCCGGCGTAGACAGCCCCCGCGTAGTGCTGCCAGTTGCCCCTGCCATGCAGCGCATGCAAGCCCTGCAGGACAGCCGCAAACAGTCCAACCAGCTCGACCTGCTCGATGCCCAGGAGGCCACAGCATGATGCCCGCCCCCAGCCTACTGCCGCACGACTACCGCAGCCAGATGCAGGCCAAGGCGCTCAGCTACCTGCAACAGCACCAGGCCGAACACCTGGGCGACGACGCGCAGCTGATCGAGCGCACCACCAGCCACCTGGTGCATCAACTGGACGTGCCGCTGTTCATGGCCCCACGCCTGGTGGCCCTGGCCATCAGCGAGCTGCCGCCGCCCGCTTTCCACCCATAAACGCACCACCCAGCCCCTGCCCGCCTCGCGTGGGTAAGGGCGAGCTGCACCCGAATTCCGAGGTTTGCTATGCAAAACGCCGTCGAAGTCCCGTTGCAAATGCCCCGGCCAGTGGCCGAGGCGCTGCTCGAAAGCCTGCGCGAACAACTGCGCCAAGGCATGCAGTTGCACTGGTACGCCGACCGCTACCGCGAGGTGCCGGCAGGCCTTCGTAGCCAACGCATCCTCACCGATTACCCGGCGCTCGCCGGCCACAAACGCACCATCGGCGCGCTGCAAGCCGCGCTCAACGTCTCCCAACAAGGCCCAGCAGCATGAGCCAGATGCAAACCAAACTGCGCGACGAGATCGTCACCCGCATCCAGCGCGACTACCCCGGCCTCAAGCCCATCCGTGGCACCCAGTACATGCGCAAGGGCAAGTGCCCTGCCTGCGGCAAGCCAGAGCTGTACACCTTCACCGACTCACCCTGGCTGCTGATCTGCGGCCGTGGCAAATGCGGCGCGCAGTACCACGTCAAAGACCTCTACGACGACCTGTTCAACGACTGGAGCGAGCGCGCACCGGCCACCGACCAGCAACCCAACGCCACCGCCCGTGCCTATCTGGAGTTCGCCCGCGGCTTCCGCCTGGAGCTGATCGAGGGCTGGTTTACCCAAGAGGATTTCTGGTCACGCGAGCTCGGCATCGGCAGCGCAACCGTGCGTTTCCCGCTGGCCAAGGGCGGCTACTGGGAACGCCTGATCGACCGCCCCGAGCGCTTCGGCAAGCAAAAGGCACGCTTCGCCCCCGGAGCCAGCTACAAAGGCGTCTGGTGGTGCCCGCCATCGCTCGACCTCACCATGCTGGACGAGCTGCACATCGTCGAGGGCATCTTCGACGCCATCGGCCTGCTGCACCACGACGTACCGGCCGTTTCGGCCATGAGCTGCAACGCCTTCCCCGAACAATCGCTCCGCGAGCTGAAACAGGCCTGCACCGAGGCCGACCGCCCCTTGCCCACCCTGGTCTGGGCACTGGACAACGAGCCCGTAGCCCGCAGCTACACCCGCAAATGGGTTGCCCAGGCCCGCGCGCTCGACTTCCCGTGCGAAGCCGCGCTAATCCCCCAACGCGGCAAGAAGGTGGACTGGAATGACCTGCACCAGCGCTGGGCCTTCATCGACGACGCCGAACAGCGTGCAGAGCGCATAGCGGCAGACCTGGACGAAGCGCGCTACCAGGGCGCCCTGCTGATCGCCGAGAACGCATCGGAAAAAGGCCTGCTGATTTACCAGCGCAAGGAATGGGGAGAGTTCCACTTCGGCTTCGACAACCGCCTGTATTGGTGGTCGCTCGACCTGGACAAATACAACAAGGCGGTTCAGGCGATCGAGGGCGACGACAAGGGCGAACACCGCGAGCTGAGCAACGCGCAAATCCGTGAACGCGCCTTGCGCCTGTCCGGCAGCGTGGTGGAAATCGCCAACTGCTACTTCGAAGCCCTGTACTTCCAGCGCAACGAGATTACCGACGAGTCCTGGTACTACCTGCGCGTCGACTTCCCCCACGGCGCGCCCAGCGTCAAGAACACCTTCACCTCCACCCACCTGGCTGCCGCAAGCGAGTTCAAAAAGCGCCTGCTCGGCATGGCCGCCGGCGCCATGTTCACCGGCACCGGCCAACAACTGGAAAAAATCATGAAACTACAGACCTACGGCATCAAAACCGTCGAGACCATCGACTTCGTCGGCTACAGCAAGGAACACGGCTGCTACGTCTACGGCGACCTGGCCGTGAAGGATGGCCAGGTGTACGAGGCCAATGCCGAGGACTATTTCGAACTCGGCAAGTTGCGTCTCAAGACCTTGCAAAAGGGCGTCACCATCCGCCCCAGCCGCGATGCCAAGGCCTACAGCAACGAATGGTTCGAGCTGCTCTGGACGTGCTTTGGCGCCCAGGGCGTCGTGGCCCTGGTGTGGTTCTTCGGCTCGCTGTTCTGCGAACAGATCCGCAGCCGCTGGCAGTCCTACCTGTTCCTTGAGGCAACCGGTGAGGCCGGCGCCGGCAAAACCACCCTG